TTTCATTGACTGCTTATTATGAGATTGTGAAGGAACTGAGCAAAGACTCAGTGATCTTTTATGCGAGCCAGCCTCAGTTTCGTCATCCTAATGATAACCTATCGGTGTCGTTTGATGATAAGCAACCATATCTTAGAACAATGATGGGACTGATCAAGCATTGTGACTATTTTATTGGTATTGACTCTGTTGGGCAGCATATGGCAAGAGCATTTGATAAGCCAGGGACAGTTTTGATGGGTTCTACGAATGAGACAAACTTCAGTTACTCAGATCACTTTGATATAATAAGAAAACAAGGTCGTGAACCCGTCTATTCACCTTGGAGACTTGCAGAACTGGATTGTGACTTCGCCAATCGTGAAAATGATGGTATTATGGACTTTACTGATACTGAACTAAAAGCAATCATCAGTTCTATACAAGAAAAGATAGGATTATCCACAGTAGAACAGGTTGGTAATACGAGTTTGACATATGATTGAAGTTCCAGTTTCCATAGGTGAAGTGGTTGACAAGATCACGATTCTTCTGATCAAACAAGAAAGAATCACAAACCCTGCCAAACAAAAGAATGTGACAAAAGAATTGAATCAGTTGTTATCAAGGCTTGATGTTTCTAAGATAGAGCAGTTTGAAGAGCTCAAAAGTATGAATGAACAGTTATGGGAGGTTGAAGATTCCATTCGTGTTTGTGAGAAGAAGCAGCAGTTTGATCACGAGTTTATTAGACTTGCGAGATCTGTCTATGTTCTCAATGATCAAAGAGCAGAGTTGAAGAAACAAATCAATTTGGCAACTGGTTCTGATCTGATAGAGGAAAAAAGCTATGGCTAAATCTTACTACTTCATCTCTGGATTACCAAGATCTGGTTCTACTCTCTTGTCCGCAATACTAAGACAAAATCCAAAGTTCTATGCCGACATTGCATCTCCGCTCTGTAGCATTGTTCAGAACACCATTGACAGTATGACTGGTTCTGAGAACAACTTGAACATCACAGAAGATCAGCGCAAAGACATTCTAACCAGCATCTTCGATGGTTATTATAAACAAAAGTCAGAGCCTATCATTTTTGATAGCTCAAGAACATGGTCAGCAAAAACAAATCTGATCAAGACGTTGTTTCCTAAAACCAAGGTTATTTGTTGTGTTCGTGACATCCCGTGGATTCTTGACTCATTTGAACGAATAGCAAACAAGAATGCATTGTATACAAACGCATTTATTGAGACAGAAGCAAATCAATGTGTCACGACTCGCTGTGACGCATTGATGGATGTACAGAAGGCGGGTCAAGTAGTCAAGCCTTGGTTTTGGTTACAAGAAGGTTACTATGCAAATCCGAATATGATTCATATAGTTGAATATGAACATCTATGCAAAGATCCTGAAAGCACAATGAAACTAATCTATGGGTTTCTTGGATTAGAATGGTTTGAACATGACTTTGACAATGTCATCTATGAGAATGAACTGTTTGATAGACCAATGGGTCAGCCAGGCCTGCATACTATTTCAAAGAAGGTGGAATGGAAAAAAAGAGAAACAATATTACCGCCTTCTGTATGGGAGAAGTATAGCGGTCAAGAGTTTTGGCGTAAACCAATACAGAAGGAGCTCAGCTATGAATGAGTTAAGTCCAAATGCAGTATTCGACGTTGAAAAAGAAAAGGAATGACATGAATCAAGACATCAAACAAAGAGGATTAGTAAACTATGCACTCAAAAACGGTGGATCAATACATCCATTGTTAGTCAATCCAAAGGAAACAGATGGAAATGGATTAATGAATCCTTCTGTTTTTATTGATGATGACGGTAAAATACTCGTAAATATTCGCCATATCAACTATACTCTATATCATAGTGAAGGCAAAGATTATCCCCATCAATGGGGACCTCTACAGTATGTTCACCCAGAAGATGACCTGACACTTAGAACAAATAACTTCATTGCTGAGTTGAACAACGATCTTACAACAAAATCTGTTTCAAAAGTAAACATGAAATTGGACAAAAAACCGATTTGGCATTTTATAGGACTGGAAGACGCTAGATTGTTCAGATGGAATGGCAAACTATACATCTGTGGAGTTCGAAGAGATCACATTGATTCAAAAGGAAAAGGTAGAATGGATCTTTCTGAACTTTTGTTCAATGGTATCGAATATGAAGAGGTTTCAAGACATTCAATCCCAGCGCCGACACCAAATACATCTTATTGTGAAAAGAACTGGATGCCGATCTTGAATCAACCTTTTCATTGGGTCAAATGGTGTAATCCAACTGAAATTGTTCGGTTTGACGTTGAACAAGGTGAAACAGAAACCGTTCATTGTGATCATTCTAAAACATATAAGTTCCCCCGTGATATCAGAGGTGGGTCTCAAGTTGTCGAATGGCAGAATCATTACATCGCAGTGACACACGAAGTTAATCTATATAGAGATGGTTTAGGAAGAAAGGATGGAAAATATTTACAGCGTATTATAGTATGGGATAAGGATTGGAATATTGTCAAACACACCGACGACTTTTCCTTTATGAAAGGTGAGATAGAGTTTGTCACTGGGCTTGCATTTCATAAAGGAAATGCACTACTTTCATTTGGGTTCCAAGACAATGCAGCATTTCTTTTGTCTATACCAGAGCCAGTGTTTGAAAACATTGTGATGAGAGGGTCAACAACGATCTTTGCTGGTAAAAGGGAGTCTTGGTCATGATGTTACAAGAAAAACTATATCAATACGCTAATGACCCTGAATGCCCTGATGCAAACTATATGCTTGCAAAGGAATATCATAAACTAAATCAGTATGCGGCAGCAGTATCATTTTATATAAGAGCAACTGAAATGGCTACCGATATGGAAATGATCTATAACAGCTTGGTACTAGCAGCAATTTGTTTCGACAGTCAAAAACGAAGAAACTTTACTGTTGAAGGGCTGCTTCAATATGCAATTTCGATTTTCCCAACTCGCCCAGAGGCACATTTTCATCTTTGTCGTCTATACGAACAGACAAAAGAATGGAGAAAACTTCTTACTCATGCTGAACTAGGACTAGTAGAAGTAGAAAACAACAAACAAAATGACGAATTAGAATACCCCGGTTTGATCGCATTTAAGTTTTACAAGGCTCTTAGCCATTATCAATCAGGCGTGTTCGAGAAAGGCAAAAAAGGCTTTATGGATATTGTCTATTTCAATCCAAAAAACAATATCTATTCTACAATAGCAAAGAACAATCTGAGAAATCTTGGATATCCAGACGTCATTTCTTATGAATCTGGTCTAATGCAATCGAGATATAAGTTTCGATTTCCAGGCTTTGAAAAAATAAAGAAAAACCATTCAAAACATTTTCAAGATATGTTCGTGTTGAGCATTCTCAATGGGAAAAGAAGCGGCTATTATATAGAGTTTGGAGCAGGGTATCCCTTCTTCACAAACAATACAGCACTGCTGGAAACAGAGTTTGATTGGAAGGGACTTTCATATGAAATAAAAGATATCATGTGTTACGATTTTGCAGAAAAACGCAAAAACCCTATACTATTGAAAGATGCACTTGAAACGGACATCAAGCAGGATTTTACCGAGCATTGCGTTCCTGCATTTGTCGACTATTTGCAGATAGATTGTGACAAAGCATCTTTGTCAGTTTTGGAACGAATACCATTTGACTCATATCAATTTGGAATCATTCAATACGAACACGATCTATATCAATGCTCAGTAGAAGAAAAAATGAGATCAGAAGAAATACTTAAATCCAAAGGTTACATCAGACTTGTCAACAATGTCGCGTTCAATGAAAAAGATGCATATGAAGATTGGTGGGTCCATCCAAATCTCTATAAAAAAGAGTTTGAGGGCCATCCAGACATCAACTTCATTTTAGACTATATGTTGGATTTTGAGTAAGTGGTCAACAACGGTCATGCTAAAAGCATTGACCGTTTTCTTTTTCAAATGTATAAATAGAATTAAATATTCTACAAAAAGAGAGACCTAGATGGCACAACCACAAGATAGAGAAACATTCAAAGACTATTGCTTACGCAAGCTTGGTCATCCAGTCATAGAAATCAATGTGTCCGATGAACAAGTAGAAGATAGGATAGACGAAGCAATCTCATTCTATCGTGACTATCATTATGATGGTTCTCAACTAGTCTATCTGAAACACGAACTTACAGAACAGGAACTTGAACAAGGTTACATTGAAGTTTCAGATAGACTTCTCGGAGTCACAAGAATCTTTGATCTGTCAAGCTCAATCTCAACTGGTACTGGAATCTTCAATGTCTCGTATCAGTTCGTGTTACATAACTTGGAAGATATTACTCAATATGACGTAACTAACTATTATATGGCAATGCAACATCTTGAGTTCATTCAAGAGATTCTTGTCGGCAAACCGTTGATTCGCTATAATCGTCGAAACAATAAACTATTCATTGATATCAGAAAAAATCTATTGGAACCTGGTTCATTTATCATTGTCGAGGGTTATGACATCATTGATGAAAATGTCTATTCTGATTTTTGGAGAGAACGTTGGCTTCAAAACTACGCAACAGTTCTAATCAAAGAGCAGTGGGGTAACAATATTACCAAATTCGACAATATGCAACTTGTTGGTGGTGTCACATTCAATGGACAACAAATACTGAATGACGCAAGAGAAGAACGAAGACAAATGGAAGAGCAAGCAATCAACTCTCTACAACCCCTAGTGTATAATTTTCAAGGATAGGTAACTATATTCAGGTTTTATGAAACCTTTTTATTTACCGGTTAAAACCGATTATACCATAAATAGAGATCGTGTCAACAAAAAAATGCAGATAAACCATGGCTACTAACGTCTTTTTTGATAACTACAACACACACGGGAATCAAAGCCAACTTCTTGATGACTTGGTTATTGAATCGATTCGTATCTATGGTGTTGATACGGTCTATTTGACACGCTCGCTGGAGAATGTTGATGAAATCCTCAACGAGACTGATCTGTCCGTTTTCAATGCAGCATATGAGATGGAAATGTATGTGAAATCAGTTGATGGGTTCGCAGGCGAAGGAGATTTTCTCGGAAAGCTAGGTCTTACCATTCGAGACCAAGTGACATTTACAGTTGCCATGAGAACATTTGAACGCTATGCAACTCGTAAAGACCCTTCAAAGGTTCGCCCGAATGAAGGAGACCTCATCTTCTTTCCAATGAATCAAAAGTTTTTCAAGATCATGCACGTGGAGCATGAAAGCGTGTTTTATGTTCATGGACAACTATATGTTTTTGACCTTCAATGTGAATTGTTTGAATATTCTAATGAGCGTTTTGAGACTGGTCGAGAAGATGTTGATACCTACTATGATGATATTAAGACAGAAGGTGTGTCAACATTGGAAGAACTGAATCAGATTGATCCGATTTCAAAAAATATTTTCTTTGGTGATGAAGCAGATGACATTCTTGACTTCAGCACAACAGATCCATTTAGCGAATCAATAGACAATCCAACAAGGAATGAAGAGTAATGTCTTTAGTAAACCACTTCTACAATGGAACTACACGGCGCTACATTGCTCTTTTTGGCTCTCTGTTCAACAAGATGTCAATTACGAGAGATGACAATGATGGAAATGAAGTTCAGCGAATGGTTGTTCCGATTTCCTATGGTCCATATCAAAAGTTTCTTGCTAAAGTCACACAAGATCCAAAACTGAATAGACCACAAGCAATATCATTGCCAAGAATGTCATTTGAAATTATGTCAATGAACTATGATGGTGCTCGTAAAACAAACAGCCGAAATACACTACAGACGACAGATAACTCATTTGTTTATTCACCCGCTCCATACAACATAGAGTTCAATCTGTATGTGATGACCAAATATGCCGAAGATGGAACAAAAATCTTAGAACAGATATTACCATTTTTCAAACCAGAATATACGTTCACAGCATTCATTCTTGACGATTTGCCTGCATTGGATTTGCCACTGATATTGAACTCGGTGACAGCAGAAGATTTGTATGAAGCAGATTTTGAAACCAGGAGATCATTGATGTGGACTCTTTCATTCACCATGAAAGGATGGTTCTTTGGACCAACGAGAGAACGGAAACGAATCAAGTTCATTGATGTTCGAGCTTATCCACAAATGCAAGAAGGTGAGGGGTCAAATATACTCATTCAACCTGGATTAACCGCAAATGGTGAACCAACAACTGATATTAACGAAACAATTCCATTCCAGCATATTGAGTTTGATGATGATTGGGGTGTGATCACGATGATAGAGGAGCTAGATGGTGAAACCTGATCCAATTGAACAGGCACTAGGGCTGAGACCAATGAATGAACTATCAACTGAAGAAGAACAACAAAATGTTCCTGTAAAAGTAGAAGAAGAAAATCCAACTGAAGTTGCAGTGACTTCACCAGAAGATGATGAGACGATTCAAGACATTGAGCTCGCGAGAGCAAACATCAAGAACATCATCAAAAAGGGTGATGAATCTCTTTCCGAATTGATTGAACTTGCCAAACAATCAGAGAGCCCGAGAGCATTCGAAGTTTCGGCAAACATGATGAAAACGTTGTTG